ATTGCCCAGACCCTCCTAACTAGCGGGTCTGCTTTTTGTTTGGTCGTGCCTAACCCGCACGGCAGATCCAGTCTAGTCTAACACTGCGATGGGATCAACGTGTTAGATAACGTCACCGTCAGCAAGCGGAACGGATCACCTCTACAAAGTTCACTCTTTGTGCGAGGAAGTCGGCTAAACCGACGCGGCGTCGCTGTGAAGCGCCCCTCCAATTTTGGAAGTGACCATTTGGAGTAATTCATGAAAGTTCGTAAATTCAAGCAGCGAGCACAACCGACTCGCAGCTCGTTTGACTTCCACGCGTACATGAGATCCGTCTACAAGGACAGATACGGATGGCTTGCACGTGCCAGGACCGCAGTCCTCCGTGCTCGCATGTCTCGGCGGTCCTCGTCCTTCCCGACCGTCTCGTCTATGCGGCGTTACAGCCTCCTTGATCTGGGAAACCCTTCCTGGGAACGGGACTACCAGACGTACTCTGCACTTATCGGCCGCCGGCTGCAGGTGGAGAGGTAGTATGCCCACCTACTTTGGCACTCCCCTGCTTGTGCAGGTATTCACGTTGTCAATCCTCTGCGACAACCCAGACCACTTCGCGCGAGTGGAAAAACTGGTTGACTACCTCAAGGACATCCGTTCCGCGAGGATATCTGTAGTCAAGGACGAGGGTGAGTACGTCTACGTTCATGCGTGCGACATCTCCGAGGCCGACCTCAACCTCTTAATGGCTACGCTCGGCTGGGTCGAAGGTCTGGAAGACGTCGATTGTGCACTCACCGGCCACGGCACGTCACCTGACCTGCCATGGATTGGAAACACCGATCCGCACTGTCTACTCGCGGCACTTGACATAGCTCAACGCGAGGCACACGAACGCAAGTTCTCCTTCGACAAACCAGTCGGAAAGTAGTCATGGTCGTTGGCAAAGTATTTCATCACTTTAAAGTGTGATATGATACAATAGCAACGACAACGCGATAGGGAGTAACCATGAGTAGAACAACCATTCCTTCCGGTCTGTCAATGATGATGACAGACGAGCTTCTTGAAAAAGCGCTCTTTGCAATGGAACGGATCGCGCGTCGGTACGACGTGTACATCCAATCCTGTATCGACAGCGGCACCACCGCTGACGATCCGAGTACGTTCGCCAGCCGTCTACTGATGGACCAGGCGTTCATGTCCGAACTCACAGACGCCTACATGTTTTGGCGTGATAACTGACCTCTAGGAGGTGATATGCACAGGAAGCCTTTCGTCGTTCGTATGCCCGCGTATATGTGGGCGGAGCTCGGTCTCGACGACGCTGATATCTATCAGCGAGTACTGTGTGGACTGTTCATCGGGTACGGGCCCGAGACGCTGAGAGATCTGGCGCAGCGTAACGCTGACGACAGAACTGTGAAGGAGCTGTTACGCGTCGCGCCTTCGCTTGGTCTCACTAAGAACGACAAAATCGTCGTTCAATAACGCGCAACTATACTGACTACGGACTTGGAAAGTCTATGTCGGTTCTCAAGGCAGTACCAAATGCATTTGCTCAATGGTGTCACAGACGAAGTTCTGTTGACTATCCAGTTGAAGGGATCACACCGCGTTGCCCCGGAAGAGGCGCGCGAGTTCCTCAACCTACTCGCGAAATCTGGTCTCAGCGACTTCGTCGTCGTGAAGGTCGGTACCTCAGACGAGTGGGTCAAACTGGCTAGCCGGTGGGGCGCCGCTCTGCGCTATGGCATGCGAGATTCCCGCGACGAACAAGTCGCACAAGCACAGAAAGGTGTACAACGATGAACATCGAAGCAGCGATGGCGCAGAATGAAGCGCAGAAAACGATCGAAAATAGCGATCTCAAACCGCTATTGATTGCACCTATCACCGAACAGTTGCCCGATGACGGCATTCTGGAGTACGTGACGGTCGAATCGATCTACGACTTCGCAAAGTTCACCGCCGGATCGGTGGTGTTGGTGCGCTCGGAGGCGTTCGATATGCTCCGTGTCGTGTCTGAGAACTCTAAGTGGTTCGGCGTCACGCTGAAACAACTGACCGGTGTTCCAGGCGCAGACTACAACGTCGCGTTCGACCAGGTCGTTTGGAACCTGGAGCGAGTGGCGTACGCGCCGCTCGTTTCGGAGCTTGCTCTGGATATGGAAGTCGCGAAAGAAACCAGAGAAAAGAACCTGAGCGTGCACGATCGCGAGCGTGCGCAATTCACCAGGGCCGACGGCTCTGTCAAGAAGCTCACGGGAGTCGCACTCGTTACCGACGAAGCGATCGAGGACGACGATGGCGAGGCAGCCTAACAGATGCTGAACCTTGAAGAAGCGGGCCGCAAGCTTGCTTTTCGGATCTCATCTGCAGTGAAGACGGTGAGAGCGAAGATCATTGCCTTCTGGGGGAAGACGCCCCCGGGTAAGTACTTCGACACATACCGTAAGCTGCCGCCGGTTGGGGGACCACACCCACTCGAAACCGTTTTTGCCAACGGCGTTGCTGGCCACAAGACACCTCTGATCGGACGTAAATCGATCGAGCTCTTGCCCGGTGTGTACTCATTTGATCCGCGAGTACTCGAGTTTCAGCGCGAACTATCGAAAGAGCTTAACCAGCATCTGAAGGTTGACCTCGACGACGAGAAGTTCACGCGCAACGGCGTACACACGACGTTTGATCGACTGAGATGCCCTGCTGGGTACTTTCAGAATCCGATGTCGTACACGGCGGTGGACAATTCCCACTACCGTGCCGAGCTGGGCCTCACGCCCGGTTATTCAGCGCGACAGCGTGCGATCGCTCGCGAGGTGTGGAACCTCGTGGCGTCCCATGCAGCGGTAGCACCGGTCAACGTACCAAAGTTATCCACTGGCGGGATGCGACGTTTCACGTCCGACCCACAATGGAAGCTGGACTACGCGGCGTGGTTATACGACCTGCCGAACTTTGGTAATTTCGAGCGCATGCTCGAAGCGGTCGCTGCCAAAGACGCGAGGCTACTCGCAAACGATTACGAGGCAGTCTATGCCACGTACATCCAGAAGCGAGGTCAAGTGGACGAACCTGGGAAGGTTCGTAACGTGTTTGACATCGAGTACGCCCGCAGTGGTGGTACTAAGGGGAGGATCTTTCCGGCGGACAAGAGGGTTGTCATAGACGGGGTTGAGTACCCGGACTTCTCTGCTATCCGCGCGCGTGTGGTGCACGCTGGGCCGTGGGTCATTAACTGCTTCTTGCAGGTACTATCGACCACCACGATGAAGTCGTTGTTCACACGCTTTCCCGAGACGTTCCACATCAATACTGCTGAACAGATCAAATCACAGGTTGATGGCAAATACGTGTTTTGTTCCGACGTCACTGAATACGACCGGAGCATGTCGCGCGAAGCCATTGAACTGCCGCATGAGATCATGAAGCAGTACTGGGACGAACGGTTAGTTCAAGCGTCCTGGCGCTTGTTCACGTCACCGTACTATGCCAAACCTCTCGACATCGACGGTCGGGACGCAAGGTGGGTGATGGACCCGCTCGACTGGGGCCAGGAGGTTTTCGCCGGCAACAGATCTGGTCACGCTTGGACATCGCTCGTGGCAAAGATCAACAAGGTAGTGGACACGCTGTTCATTATCGACATGATCTATCCAGTGTTGGGCCGTGTTAAGGAGGTTCTTCGCGGAACCTATCCGATGGGCATGGTCAATAACGGAGACGACGAGATCGTTTGGGCACGGACTGACCAAGATCTGCAACGGTTCATCAAACTACGTGCGGATCTGAAGAACGGGCACTACGTCGTAAAAGGCGAAGTAGGGCAAGGCTTTTCGGGCCAACTGCTTGTTCGGCCAGAGAAGAAGCCAGTCTACTTTCCGTCCCCCAGGCTGCAAACGTCGTTTGAAAAGATCTGGGTCCCCGAACGCGGCATCGGAGGTTTCCATCGGCCCAACTGGCCGATCGGGCTGTCCACTCGTATCGAGTCACTCGCAAAGAGCGACCTCGGACGGGAGGCGTGGAGTATCCACATGAGTGTGCATCGTCGCATGCTCGAACCGCACTTTGGCAACTTCATGGATATGTTGCTCAAGGCGACCGCCAACCTGGCCATCTCGACCGACGCGCTCAGCGAAGTCGACCGGATGGTGTTGGACGACCCCGACAAGATCCACCACGCGGTGGACCCTGACGACGTCAGTCCTGTGGTTCTAGACGAAATCACTTCGAAAATTCCGGTCGAAGTGATCGAAAAGTTTGTTCACCGGTATTACAAAGGCACCGTACTATGAGCTACGAAAAGCTGAGCACCAAAGACCGCATCGCAGCGGTCAAACGACTCGAGGCCGCGTCGAAACGGATCGGCGCCCGCCGTTCCGTTGTCACAGCGGCACTCGCCTCTATCCTGGGCGAATTCGCGTTCACCGTTCCGTTCGGAGACGACGCGCACGCGTACGTCAACGGGCTCGGCGGCGAGTACGAACGCAAGCGCGAAGCCGTGATGCTCACGGAGGACGAGGTTTCGGATGCTGACGCCAAGTCGGAACCGAAGACGCGTCTGGAACGCATCCCGCGGGACGTCCGCCACCCGAAGCTCGAACCCGAGCTCTACGGCGCGGCGTGGGCGAACAAGAAAATCGGTTCGCTCATCATTCCCTGTGGCGTGTGCCTGATCGTAGGTCCGGGCGGCGTGGGTAAAACACCCATCGCCCACGCTCTTGCTGGCGCGAATGTCGACGAATACGGCATCGTGCGCGTCGGCGAACCGCTCTCCGGCTACACGTCATCCGACATGACCGCCGCACGCTCACTCGGCCAGGCGCTAGCCGCACACTCGGACGTCGTGCTGGATTCCATCAAGGACTTACTGTCCAGTGGGGGTTCCGCGATGAAGTCCGGTCTTTCACGCAACGCACTGAGGATCATCTCGCAATGGTCGACTCTTGCGTGCGACCTCGGCACCACGCTCTACATCCCCGTCAACCCGTCGACGCGCGACGATGAGGTGCAGAAGATGCTCGCCGAAATCGCTCGCTCCAACGCGACAATGACGCTCGACCACAAGGGCGGCGACACGTGGGGCTACTCCATCCGGAGGGGCGAAGGTCTCAAGCGTGAAGAAGGGCAGATGTGCGTCACCTGGAAGGACGGCGAAGCGCGTCTCTCGACGCCAGCCGACCAGAGCAGCACCCCCGCC